GGTGGGTTATTTCACTTAGCCTTCGGTGCAATCTTAACAGGTAGTGCTATTGGCTCAAATAAGTAAAGACACTATGGAAGAGAATATTAATCGTATGCAATTACAATTAGACAAACACTCTGTACAAATAGCAAAACTGTTTAGCAAGATTGATGACACTAATGCTAAGATACAAAAAATATTTAATATATTGAATCAAATAAGATATTTTATTTATGGTGGTTTTGCTTACTTTATAGCCTCTGAAGTGGGTATGTTTAATTTATTAAGGTTAATGACATGATAGCATTTATATCAAATGTAGCACCAATAATGTTAGGATTTATTGGAAAGTTGTTTGCTCTAAAGAGTCAAGCAGCAGCAGAAAATCAAAAGTTAATGGTACAGTCGTTACAAGTTCGTAATGATTCTATTAACATGGCTAGAGATCGAGCAGACAAAGAAAGCCCAATGGCTGCTATGAATAGAAGAATTATTATTCTAGTGATACTGGCTTTAGTTATATTTACACAAGTTGCACCTGTATTTTGGAATGTACCAACAGTCATTCCTACAATCATAGAAGGTGCTAGTATATTAGGATTTCAGCTTACCCCAGATGTGGTAGAATATGTGACTGTAGAAGGGATGTTGAAGTTTGATGAAATATTTGGATGGGCAACAATGATAATCGAATTCTACTTTGGAGCACAACTAGCAAAAGGTAGGTAAAAATGAAAAGGGCGATTGTTATACCCGACCAGCATTTTCCGATACATGATGAGAGTGCAGTAAAGGTCGTATTAAAGGCGATAGAATTTGTAAAGCCACAAATATTTATTAATTTAGGCGATGTTGGAGAGTGGGAGTCTGTATCTGGACACAGATATAAAAGGCGAAAAAGACCACCACTAGAGTACCAATTACCAGAAATAGATAAAGAAATTAGGGCTGTCAATAAACAAATAGATAGATTTGATAAAGTCTTAGATAAGGTTAAGTGTAAAGAAAAATATATACTAGCTGGAAATCACGATGAATGGCTAGATTCCTTTGTAGAAGAAAATCCGTATTTAGATCAGTACACTTTTAGAAATGCGTGTAAATGGGATGAGAGGGGTTATAAATATCGTGTTTGGAATGATGTTTTAACAATTGGAAAGTTATCTTTTGTTCATGGTGCATATACTGGCCTAAGTCATGCAAGAACGCATTTAGAAAGATATGGTACAAATATTATGTATGGTCATGTACACGATGTATCTAGACATTCTTCAACTAGATTGTTAGATGGAAATATAAGTGCCTGGTCAATGGGTTGTTTAAAAGATATGTCAGCAGAAAAAAACAAATGGCTCAAAGGTAGATTACATAATTGGAATCATGCATTTGGTATAGTAACTTTTTTTGATACTGGATATTTTCAAGTAGAAGTAGTAGATATAGTAAAAGGGCAATGTTCGGTTTGGGGAAAAATAATTAAAGGATAGGTTATGACTTATAGAGAATTAATTAATGAAGTTTTAATAAGGTTAAGAGAAGATACAATTTCTACAGATTGGTCTGGTGCTATTAATGATAGTTCTAATGTATCTGCTTACCATAAAGTTATAGGATCATTAGTTAATGATGCTAAACGAGGTGTTGAAGAAAGACACGATTGGCTTAATCTTAGAGAAACAGTTAATATATCTACAGTAGCAAGTACAAAAAATTACAATTTATCGTCTGGTCAAGAAATAAAGATCCTGGATGCCGTAAACAACAATACAGGGCTTCATTTGAATCAGGTAAGCAAACAGTACATTAACACAGTAAAGTACCCTACAGACGATACTGGTGAGCCTCTATACTATGGTTTTAATGGTAGTGATTCGTCTAATAATCTAAAAATAGATTTATCGCCAGTTCCTACTGAAGCACACACAATATCTTTCGATATTATTAAGTTTCAAGATAAGTTAACAAGTGCAACAACAGTTTTAAAAGTTCCTGAACAGCCAGTTATTCTTGGGGCATGGGCAAGAGCAATAGCAGAAAGAGGTGAGGATGGTGGAACACAGTCTAGTATTATGGCTGAAGAAGCTAATGAGGCACTTAAACAAGCAATTATTTTAGATAGTGGTAATACTAAATACGAATCAGATTGGTTTGTAAATGAAAACCATAGTAGTCAATATTCAACAACTGTAAATTTTAGATAATGGCAAAACAAATATCATATCAACCTTTAACTGATATTGGGTTAAATGGGTTAAATACTCAAAGTAATCCTGCATCATTAGATACATCATATTTAGTTAAAGCTGAAAATGTAGTAATTAGAGAGTCTGGTCGTATTGCCTTTAGGAAAGGACTTAAACAAAAAGTAGAACCATCAGGCACAGCTATAGTATCTATACATGAACATGACGATAATGGAACAAACAAAGTTCTTGTTAGTTATGGCACAAGTATTTATGTTGTTGATTTTACTGACCCTGCTGATGCTTTTCCTAGTAGTGGTGCAGATCTTAAACATACAGTAGGAAGTACGACAGGTAATTGGCAATTTGTGAATTTTAATGATAGATTGCATTGTTTTCATTCTGGGGTAGTTCCTCAAAGATACGATGGTTCGTTAGGTTCGGGCTCAAAATGGACAGCACACGCTACTGATCCTGCCTCAATAAGTTCATTATTTGATCCTTCATGTGGTATGGGATATTATGGAAGAATTTGGTGTGGTGGTGTAGCAGAGGCTAAAGATGTTGTTTATTACTCTAATTTGTTAGATGGTGATGATTGGACAGGTGGTGATACAGGTTTAATAGATTTATCAAAAGTATGGGGTATTGATGATGTTATAGCTATTGCCCCTTTTTATGGTAAGTTAGTAATATTCGGTAAAAATAACATTGTTATATATGACAGTCCAGAAACAGTAGGATCACTTGCACTTAATGAAGTCATTAGGGGTGTAGGTTTAGTTTCAAGAGATAGTGTACAAGCTATTGGTGATGACTTAGTATTTCTTTCAAATACAGGATTACGCTCTTTAGGAAGAACAACTGAGAAAGATAAACTACCTTTAACTGATTTAAGTTTAAACATTAAAGATACTTTAATTAGGAATATTGGTCAAAGTTCAAATGTTAAAAGTGTTTATGTAGAAAATGAAGGTATTTACATAATGTCATTTGTTGATAAAAACATTACTTATGTGTTTGATTTTAAACATTTCACACCTAATAATGCACCAAGAGTAACAACCTGGACTTTTGATAATGATAGAGAGCCATCTAGTATGACATATACAGCAACATATGGATTATTAGTAGGCCAACAAGATGGTGGTTTGGCTGGATATGAAGGATATTATGATACTGATCTAGAAGGAGCATCAACCTATACTTATAGTTCATATACAAGCAGTATTGCAACTACATGGATTAATTTAGGTGAGTCAATAGCTGCTTCATTTTTAAAGCGGTTGTTTTTAGTTTTAGAGGGTGGTTCTGGAGCAACATTAGGCTTAAAATGGTACAAAGATTATAGCCCAAGTCCTTCAGATACTACTTCTATAACTTTAAATCCTACAACTACAGGAACAACATCATTATGGGGTGCTAGTACATCTTTATATGGAACGACAACAGTTACTACTACAAATGCAGGTGCTTTTGTAACTGACACATATTATGCCATTGCAACAGTTGGTAGTACAAATTTTACAGCAATAGGTTCAGCAGATAATGTTGTAGGTACAGTTTTTAAAGCAACTGGTGCTGGTTCTGGAAGTGGTACTGCTGTAAGTCATACACATAATGCAACAGTTCACTCCAGTAACTCTACATATGCTCCTCTATATGGATTACAAGAATATAGAACTCCGTTAACAGGTTCGGCAAAAAACCTAAAACTAGAGATAGATATTGAATCAAACGGATTTGATGCTTCTTTGCAAGATTTAACTTTATTACATAAACAAGGAAAGATAAGATAATGGCAAACTATACTATAGCTGTCGGATGGTCTGGAAAAGATGCACTAGCAGATTCCGATGCAGGAAAGGTAATATCTGGTGCAGATTTTAATACTGAGTTTACAGCAGTACAAACAGCAGTAAATACTAAAGCAGACTTAGCAGGTAGTGCCACTCAGGCTTTTGCTGCTACTACAGCAAGTCCAGGAACTAATACAACTCAAGTTGCTTCAACTGCTTTTGTTACAGCAGCTATAACAGCAGTTCAAGCTGCTCTATATCCAGTAGGCTCTATATATACTAACGCAGCAGTAAGCACAAACCCAGCGACACTACTTGGATTTGGTACTTGGGCAGCTTATGCAGAAGGTAGAGTTCCAGTAGGTAAAGCAGGTAGTGGAACATTTGATACGCTTAATGCAACAGGTGGTGCTGAAACACATACACTATCAATCGCTGAAATGCCTGCTCAC